GCGAATGTAGTTGGGGATGGTGCCGTGACCGCGGCTAACGAAGTAGCTAGTGCCGCGGCTAACGCGGCTAACGCGGCCGCGGGTGCTGCCAGACAGGCTGCGAGTGCTGCAATTTCATTTTTCATGAAATATTTTAGATACCCATGTGGTTTGAGTTGTGGGGGTGGGGGGTGTAGTCGGAGTAGGTGGAGGGTACGGTGTAGTGCCCCGAGGTGTAGAACCAGATGGTGTAGTGGTTCATCCCGTCATAAACGGGTAGATGCGGGGAAAATGGCAGAAAAGCGTAGACAGGAGGCAATCGCGGCCCAAAAGAGAGCGGAAGCGGCTCGAGCAAACAAGCGTAAACAGGATATTGCGCGTATCCGCGCTGATATAAGCAAACTTGTAACACAAATTAAAAATACGTCGGGTATGACTACGTCACGAGAACAACAGTTGAAAGTGAAGGATTTATATACACAACTAAATTCTAAAAAGAATGAACTCGTGAAACTCCAAAACACCCCAATTTAACTTTTCTTATCCTTGGGCCCTCGATATTCCAAAGCCTTCTTTGGGGTCTTGCATATTGTGTCACCGCAGTGATCTCTATTTTGGTAAACGGAGTTTATAGAGGTGGTCAGATCCTCACATGTCTTAACCTTCCAACGCCCCAACATGGGTTTCTCTACTTTAACAAAAATGTTGAGAAGTCTTTTGATCATTAAATTATCAATCTATATAAATGGATCCCGACTTAGGCTATCTAATGAAGGTTGTCGAGGAATATAAATATAGATTGACCGATGGTGAGTATTTAGAAATATGTAACGCTCTTAAAAATGCTCATCACAAAATTAAAGGACGAAATCGAGAAAACTTTGTGAGGAGAATCAGGAAAAGGTTGGTTTTCGGTTTGGGTCTAGTTATTTTTTTGCTTCGTCCTGCTTCGTCTTCGCGGTGATTCTATCGGGTCTAAAAAAGTTATTATACGGACACCCCAAACATCTTGTATGACGGATTGCACATGAAAGTGCATCTGCGTTCTTCATACAAGGTTTTTTCTCAGCTTTTTTCCGTTGTCGATAGGTGCGTTGTCTTCCGATGGCGTAGGTTTGACCTACAGCTATCATGATATTTCAATATAAATTTTTATTTTTAAGTAGCCGGGCCGATCTGCGCAAAGGTGGCTTCCTAGTAAGTTCCTCGAATTTACGAACATACTTTGTAAATCTGGGATCATTTGTAGGCACTTTTGCCTTATTATAACAGGTCTGAATGAATTTCTTATCACCACTTTCCTGTGTGAGAAGATTGTAATAACTGAGTATAACCTCAAACATAGACAGTGCCATAATTTTACGAACTTCCATATCAGGGTTATTTTCTACGGTGCATAACATCATAGACAGAGTAGAAATCAATTCGGCACGTGAAAAGTTGCGCATTTTAGTTTAGAAAACAAAAAAATATAGGTCAACTTAGGGGTGCTAATCATTTTTAAACAGCGTTGGTACTGTGCATTTTAAAAATGAAGTTTTATTTAATTATTTACTAAAATGCGGTAAGCAATTTAGTTCGAGAAAGCGAGGCCACCCATACCGGACTGGATGCGGAGGACGTTGTAGTTGGTCGCGAACATGTGCATGGAGGTCGCATCGTTCGCGGTGTTCATCTTGACCGCAACCTGCGCGTTGTCGATGCGCGAGAAGTTGCAGGTACCAGTTGGCTGGTGCTCCTCTGGCTTGAGAGCGAAGGAGTAAGAGTAGATACCGGCGTAGGGAGAGCCAGTGTGGTGGTTGTAAGACTGCACCTGGTTGAAGTACTTACCCTTCTGCTCCTTGAAGCGGTCTTGGCCGTTGAGGACAAGCTTGAAGGTGTCGAGGGGACCCGCCACCTCCTCAGTGAAGGCGGTGTCACCACCACCAGTACCGACCTGCACCATTGGGGCACCCGCGAGGGCGGTGGGCACGAAGGCGTTCGAGTCCGCGATGGCAGTCTGGTCAGACTCGAGGACAATGTTGGTGGCAACGGACGCGGTGGTGAAGTTCCAGAGGGAGTTCTTGGACGCGGTGTTGGAGAAGCACCAGACGAGCTCCTTGACTGGGTGGTTGTAGGAGAGGCGGACCTGCTTGGTCGCGGCAGAGGTGACGGTGTCGGTGCCGGTGTGCTGGACCTGCTCGATGAGGTACTCGTGACCCTTCTGCGCGAAGCGGCGACGCTCCTCGGTGTCGAGGTAGATGTAGTTCGCCCACACCCGGAAGACCGACTTGTTGAGGAAGGTCTCCATGTCGGAGGCGAGGTCGAAGTCGATGCGGACCTCGTGGTACTGGAGGGCGATGAGGGGGAGGTAGAGACCGGGGTTGCGGTTGAAGAAGAAGACGAGGGGGAGGTAGACAGACTTGCCGTCAACCGCGGTGGTCATCTTACCCCAGGTGGCCTTCTTGGACTCGTCCAAGTAAAGCTCGGAGTACATGCGCCACCACTTCTGGTAGTGCTTGTCGATGCGCTGACCACCGATGGAAAGCTCAACGTTGTTGATCGCACGCTCCGCGACCCAGTTGCAGTCACCCGCGTCAGCAGTCTTGGTAGCGGCGATGTCAGACTCGAGTTCGAGGTACATGTCACCGACGAGGTCACCGTTGCGCGCAACGGTGACGGACACGCGGCCGGAGTTCGCGGCAGTACCGTTGACGGTCTGCTCGATGTTCTCCATCGCGAAGTTGGTGTGGCGCTTGTATTTCGCCTGGAAGAAGGTCACCTCAGGGTTACCTGTGAGGTAGACATCCTGGGCGCCGTAAGCTACGAGTTGCATGAGACCACCGGCCATTTTGAGAGTTGTTGTACTATAGACAGAGAAAATAATTTTGGGGGAATGCGCATTTTTCAAATCCAATTTTTCTCAGTCCAACATAAATGTCGTCTCACCCTGAAGAAGAAATTGAATCCGAAATCGAGGAGGGGGAAATTGTTTCCGACGATGAAATTTCTTTGGACATGTCCGAGGATGATCATGAGGAGATCTTGGGGGATGATGGTATCGATGTCGCCGAACTTTTGAGTTCACTTATGGCTACACCAGAGGGTGACACAGTCTGTACAGCTCTGGTAAATATTGCATTTCAGTTACAGACCCAAAATAAAATTTTAGTTAAAATGCTCAGTAAGATGCAAAATGCTTAAGGAATAAATGGCTTATATTATAAATGGAGAAAACCCACTTCATCGACAAGGAACCCAACACTTATGAAGCTTTGGCGGAACTTCATAAGGAACAAATCCAGTCGATGAATCAGGAACATATTGTAAAACTTATCGATACCATTGAGTTTCGTTGGGACCTGAAGTCTGATGACTTTAGGAATGCCCGTGAATTGGGATACCGTCAGTACATTCACCCTGATAACTATGACACTTGTGGTAACCCAGATCCCTCAAACATTGATATCATGGCGATCAAAGGTATACGTGAAAGAAATCGCCGTTTCATGGTAGATCTCAAGAATCACACTCGAGAATTGAAGATCCATAACTTTTCGGTAGATGAAGACGGTATCACCCTCGTCAAGAGAATCAACAATGTTCTGAAGCAGGTCAACGATGGATACGAAAACATCCGAAGACATTACATGTCGTACGAACGGATTGTAAACCCTACACTCATGCCCCAGGTTACATCGTCCTCCGATCCATCTACAATGGATGAAGATGAGATTGAGAGTGCAACTCCATTTCAGAAATGTTTACTGTACACCCTGGATCAAACATACAAGTCTGGGTACCGTCGGTACAGGGATCATTGTTGCGAAGAAATTCGAACGGTTGATGGATATAGGACCCGTGCGTGGGTTCCTAAATTTACTATTGCTCAATTCGTATATTCCCTGTCATCCAAAGATGACGATTTTAACAACTGGAAAAACTTTACAAGTAAGGGGTCCGTGTACAGAGAGGTTATCGACAATATATCCAAATGTATTGATCACCAGTTTCCCCAAATTGAGAAAAGACGTCACGTGTGGTCGTTCAAGAATGGGGTTTTTGTTGGGAAACAGTATAACGCCGATCGCGATGTGTATGAGTGCCGCTTCTACCCCTACGACAGTAAGGAATTTAGGTGTCTCGATCCGACTGTAGTCGCGTGTAAGTATTTTGACCAACAGTTTGATGATTTCTCACACAAGGAACGATGGCAGGATATCCCCACACCCTTTTTCGATAGTGTGTTGGACTACCAGCAATTTGGGGACCCCGAGGTATGTAACTGGGCGTATGTAATGGGTGGACGACTCTGTTTTGATGTTGGAGACATGGATGGTTGGCAAGTTATCCCATTCTTCAAAGGTATCGCGAGGTCTGGTAAATCCACGCTGATCACCAAGGTATTCAAGAAGTTCTACGAGAGTGAAGATGTTGGTACACTTTCAAATAACATCGAGAAGAAGTTTGGACTCTCTGCAATCAGGGATTCTTTCATGTTCATTGCACCCGAAGTCAAGGGTGATCTAGCTCTGGAACAAGCCGAGTTTCAGTCTATTGTTTCGGGTGAGGATGTTTCTATAGCCGTCAAGAACAAAACGGCGATGTCCATCGAATGGAAGGTTCCGGGTGTTTTGGGTGGTAACGAAGTTCCAAACTGGAAAGATAATTCTGGGTCTATTCTCCGTCGTATCCTACCATGGAACTTCAGTAAACAGGTACAGGATGCGGATCCCCACCTCGACAAAAAACTCGACAAAGAGTTGCCGGTCATCCTTCTCAAATGTGTCAGGGCGTACCTGGATTATGCGTATAAGTACAGCGACAAGGATATTTGGAATGTGGTCCCAAAGTATTTCAAAAAGATCCAAAACCAAGTTGCGATGGTTGCGAGTACTCTGATCAATTTCCTGGAATCCACCAACATCATTTTGGATGCCGAAAAGTTTGTCCCCCAAACGTTATTTGTCGAGTCCTTCAAGCGGCACTGTGAAGCGAATAACCTGGGGAAACCCAAATTCCATCAGGACTTTTACGCTGGCCCGTTTAGCTCTAGGGATATAGAAGTTAAAAATGCGGCGGTCGTGTACAAAGGTAGACACTACAAAAATCAACCCGTGATTTACGGTGTAGATGTTGTCGATGAACTCATGGAGATTAGTACCGATCACTAAAAAAAAATACTCAGCAATAGTAATATGAGCCAGAGTGTCAAGGAATTTGTCAGACAATCTGGTGTACAAGTCCAAAGTCCAAATTCAAATTCAAATGACAACTTTGCAAGAGAACTCGAAGAGGCTATGAATGTCGAGACGAATGTGCAAAGAGAAGCACGGAGAAGGAGAGAAAGTTTGGCCAAAGCTTCCGCGTTTTTTAGAACCCCTGGTCGCCCAACGCGCCCAGTACAGATACCACAACGCTTACAAGAAAACTTAATTAATAATCAAAAATATGATGCACTCGGTGATGAAGTTGCCGAGGTGATGCCCATTCCAACTACAAAACGAGAGATTGAAGTCAGTAAATTGAATATGGGTATGTTCAACGCCACTGTGAATAAAAACTTTGGTAGCGGAGATCGGGTGGATCTCAAAAAAATACTTATGCGGCCACCAGTCGACCAGACCCTCATCGGGGAGGGTCTTTATGTAGACACAGAGGATATCCGTGGTATTTACGGGCAATTTAAGACGGGTTTTTCTCACACAAAGGAATACGGACCCAAAGGTGACATAAACAAAAACTTTTCAACTGTTCAAATTAAACTGAAAATTACCAATAACATTGAAACCAAGGGAGGTACTGTCAACATATACAAAAATGGTAAGATACGTTTTTCGGGGGGCTTCATTGGACGCGATATTTCCAACCAAGCTGAACTCATTCGCAACTTTGTTATAGGTAAGTATACAGAGGGGCAAAGCTTCCTATACAATCCCTTCGAATATAACAATCTCAGTGGAACCTTTATGTTCAACGGTATCTTTAAAGACATGAAGAACGTCGCGAGACTCCAAAACAAATTTGAGATATCCTACATTTCGTATGAACCCGAACTGGCTCCCTTCCTCTATATGACCTTTAGGGACCACAAGTTTATTCTATCCAAGTCTGGGAACACCCAAATATCTGGGGCTAAGAACCCCAGAGATATGATGGATGCTTACAACGCGGGGAGTGATCTTGTTAAGATACTGTATAAAAACGGGTTTATAAATATAACCGGTGCGTTCCCAAAAAAGGCCCAAAAAACTTCTACAAAGGTAACCGTGGCCAAATCAAGGTCGAAGCCGGCTGGACCTAGGATTAGAAAACAGGTTGTCGTGTTTATGATTGGTGCGAAGAAGTGTACGAGTCTCAAGAAGCCCAAACTCATGGACATTGCTAAGAAAATGGGCATCGTAGATATAACCAAGAGTACCACAAAGGAGGAAATATGCAAAAAGATTGAAAAGGCATCCGCGAAGAATAAGAAAAATGCGACGTTTAGGAATACCAACAAAAATAGAGATGTACGCCTCTCCGGAACGAACAAGTCTTTCAGAATCGGTAAAAGTAAGTGTGGTAACTACACCAAAACTGAACTCATCCGTGTCGCTAAGATTCTAAACATCTCGGTGAATACCAAAGATAGCAAGATCTCCCTGTGTGCCAAAATTGAGAAGGCTCGAAACGATCTCGCCAAGCCCAAGCCCAAGCCCAAGCCCAAGCCCAAGTCCCCAAACAATAACCTCGCGAAAAATTTAGAAAGGACAATGATTAAAGCTGAAATTATGAGAAAGAGGGGTCTAAATGACAATTCAATCCGAAAGGACCTCACCAAACTCTATGGTGATAAGTGGATGAAGAGATACAAGCCATCACTCAACCAAGACATCCGAAACATTAAAAAGGAGTCCAACGCAATTTCAAAGGTGAACAAAAAGGGTGTACCTTTCAAGAAAGATGTTGATGCCCTAAAGAAAAGGATGGTGGCTCGATGGAAAATGCAAAGAAAGAGGGAACTCGAGAAAAAATACTACATGAACACTGTAAACGTCACTGGTGTCAACGCTAGACTTAAGAATGACTACCGACGCGCCGCCACCAATTACGCAATGAACCAAAAGACGGCTCCCTCTAAGAAGAAGATGAACAACTATAAAAAATCTTGGTTAAAGTTTAGAGCCAACGTAAATGGAAATGGAAATGGACAAAACCCATGGAATAAAGTCGCCAAAGCCGCCCGTGGAAGAAATTCTTTCCCGGCTGGAACTAGGGTTGAAAAGGTATAAACATGGTGTCCGGGTAAATGACGATACACGGACTTGGGGTACAAAGACAAACTCGTGGCTGGAAATGGCACGAGAAGAATTCTTGGATGGTATAATATACGTGATAGCGGACTACATTAGAATTGGAAGAAACAGTAAAGATCATAAGAGCCTACTTGAAATAGAGTTTAATGACTATTACAGGAAGGATGATAATAGATTGATTATGTATATTCTGGACAATTAC